GATCTGACAGCCGCGGTCGAATGGTGCAAGGAACATGGGCTTGAATTTGACTATATCAACGAGAACGTGCCAGAGAATGTGGAAAAGTGGGGCAATGACAGCCGAAAGATCTTTGCACATGAGTACATAGACGACAAAGCCACAAACCCGGTCAAGGAACGTGCGTGGATCCGGCGGCTGCGGAAAGCAAAAGCAGAAAAGCTGATCCCGGCTGCGATTGCGGTTGTATCAATATTCGCTGCATACGGAGTGATTGCAGCATTAAATCTTTTATTTTGAGGAAGGAGACAAGAAACATGGCAAAAGGAGAAAGCAAGACGGGAAACTGCCGCTTTTGTGGTCAGAGTTCGATCATAGAAGGTGGCGCAGACATGACAGCGCCGCAGCTGGAAGAAGCGGCAACAATGCAATGCACATGTGAAAAGGCTATGGCATACCAAGAGACGGCGAACAGAAGAACCGTGGCAAAACAGAGAGCAGAAGAACTGTTCGGAAAAGACGCTGGAGAGTATGCACAGCCGGATGATACGCTGGCATACATTCTGGCAGGAATTGACCAAGTATGTGACAAAAAAGCAAAGCAGATCATTATTACTATCAAAACGAGCCTGCGCGCAAGAATCATGCAGATGGCAAAGGATAAGATCAAGATAGTTCGCGAGACGTCCAACACAGACAAGTTCACACAGTAAACCATACAGCCGGAATCTGACGGCATATCACAGCAGACACGATCCACAACCGACACAAAAAAGAAGAATGGAAAAGAAGAACGCCGCCCGGAACTGCAATTCCGAGCGGCGAACCGTACAAACAATATAAAAATAAAACGTTAATAAAAGTATAGCATTGTACGGCGAAAAAGTCAAGAAAATAGCGGCATTACAGCCGCTTTTCACACTTGATAAGTTTATTATTCCA